GCCAGGTGCAAAGGCAATCGAATTGACATTCACTACTCGACCTGGATCATATTTGACAATAGGATTCAAGGAATAACTGAGTGAATCAAATGTCTGGCACAACGTATCATTGATGTAATACTGCATACTCGCCAGCGGTGCAATCAAACCATCTGAATAGAATTCATTCTGTAAATCTGTCATTCTCGCACAAAAGTACGGAATCTGTTTATCGTAGAATGGATTCTTCCGAACTTGAAGCATCACACCTTTGGAGGTCATCGTAATGACCCCTTGTTCCCATTTGGGCGTTTCTCGTGTGCCAAAATTGACGAGACCCCAATACTCTACCACCGTCACATATTCCATTTCTTTATTTTCAAATGGCTGTTGGTGGCCGTCAACGGCAAGCCGTACATCACGAGTCCAAGACCAGAAATCATTGCCATCATCACTGGTTACTTGGTCAATATTCTCATAGAGAGGACTGCCCGTCTCACTTGCTTCACGACCTTTGGCTTGGACTTCAGGTAGTGGCAAATGAAAGACTTCAAAGACCCCAAAGACTTCATCCATTGAGTTCGCCGTTGGTGGATAGACGTAAAAATTAAATACATCAACGGGATCAAAGGTGGGTTCATTATGAGTCACTAATACTTTTTCTTCTTCCACCAATTCCTGACGAACTTCGCCAGTTGGCATCAGCCGCATCCGACCAGTGACTTGATCTAACATGCGACGTTTGACGATCTTTTCAATCCGAGTGAGACCAACGGCTGTTTGAGTTTTGCGATCCCAAATGCACTTTACGGGACTCCAACCATACATCACGACCTGTCGTAGAAATCGAGAGATTTTCGTATTGAGTTTGATCTTCTTCTCGATTTGCCATTTCATGTGTTCCTTAATCGGAGCCGCAAATTCTTCCGAATCAGGATTGACAGGTTCAATCTCGAAATTATCATCCGTTGGAAAGAGCGCCTTCTTGAGTCGAGAGACGTAGAATTCCACATTCTTTCGCAATTGAGGATCATAGACTTCAATTGAACCATTATAGTAGCGAACATCAAAGACCGTCCGATAGATGTTGTAATACTCCATCATCTTCTGGTTTTGTGTTTCTCGCTTACTCTGAATATCGGGCACAATATGCGAGATAAATGTTTTCATTGTCGAGGCAATGTCAGCATCACTCGCATAATTAGTGTCATCAATTTTGAATGCCATTACCGTCCTACTTTCATTCGTCGTGGGCCTGGTGGTACGAGCGCACTCATTTTGAGATTCCGTTCTTGGCGTTGTCCCTGGACTGTATAGATGTTCGAGAATCCATACCGAATCGCATCCCATCCATGGAGATAATAACCTCGTTCATCTTCTTTGAATTCATTTACTCCATCACCTAAAATGGTTTTGCCATCTTTGGCATAAATGACTCCAAACATTGCGCCATCAATGAGATATTGACAGCGTGGATGAATCTGAAGGGCAGGTTTATCGCCAATGAGGGTTGACAGTTTTCTCCGAATGAGATTGTATCCATCTTCTTCATTAAACTTTCGATACCCTGGATGAATGCCTTTACTCTGCAAAATTTGCACAGAGGTTTTTTCGCTCTTATCACTAACTTGGGTTCCCGCAATATCGCAATAATCTTGCACCACGGCATTGGGAAATCGCGTTTGCGTATACGCTAAGACTTGATCCGCAAATTTATCAATGAGAATATCTCGACCTAAGAGACAATCGAGAATCAGCACACGATCATTCTGGTCTATTTGAAACCATCCACAAAATGGTCGATGATATCCGAAGTCCCACAACCGATAGAGAGGCACGTCACGATTGTAGAGCAAACTGGGATTAACGTGTAGGCGCTCGTTAAAATCACTAAGCACGCGAGTAACTCCAGTCTGAACCATCTGAAGTTCATTCTCACGATTCCAGTCATCTTCTGACCAACCCAACTTCGCTTTGGCTTTCCAGGTTTCGCCACGATCTGGGCGTCTTGAATAGTGGACTTCAAAGATTTTGAAGAGCCCATCAAGATTCCGTTTACATTCGTAGGCAAAATTTTTCTGCCGTGGTGGAGTCGTGATCGCAATGAATTGTCCTCCCCCATCCACGATAGGTTTGACTGCTCCAAAGGTTTCTTTGAGTTGTTCTTGGAAGCCAAATTCATCACTAATCACACACGAAAACGTATAGGAACGTGCTTGTTCTGGTCCTTGCGGAATCCCATAAACATCACTGCCCAACGTGGGAAACTTAATGCGACAGTAACTAAACTCCGCTTTGGGTTTCCACGCTGGTAAGTGGTCATAAATGACTTTGATACGTTGAATGAGGGCATCAGCATCATCGCTTTTTTTCGATTGCACGGCAACCTTTTTGCCTTCATGAAAGGCGACGAGCCACAAAGCATACGCCATGGCGGTCCAGGTTGCAAGAATCTGCCGACTCTTCCAGACGAGTAACCACGGTTCATGTTGAAACGCATGGACGAGTTCTGGAATGTACTGCCACTCATAGGGAATTTTCTTAAACGCATTCCCCGTCTTATCATGTTCATCGAGGGTATAGACAAGATTCTGGAAGTATTTGTCAATATCCGTCGCGTAGAGAGCGCGAATGAGTTTGATTTTTTCTTCCAAAGGAAGTTTGGCTACTTGATCCTCGATCATATCCTACTTTCTTAGTTCACAAGAGCAAGCGTATCAGGCGTTGCAGCCGATAACGTCGCTGGCGCACTCGCAGGTTTAGAAGCCGTCAAGGTTGCCGCAGGAGTACCAACCGTATTCGTAAACGCAGACGCCGCACTTGGCGAACCCGTTGGTGAACCCGTATCTGGCAAAGACGTTCTCGACGCATTGCCATCTGCCGTATGCGTATGAGCATCATAAATCGTTTTATAGTTCGCCAACGTGGTCACAAAATTATCCATCGCGGTCTTGTTCGTCGCATGATCATCATGCAATTCCTCAATCAAGGTTTCGACATTATCAGCCGCCGTCTTAAACGTGGCATGATCCGCCTTGAGTTCCGTAACAATCGTGACCAGCGCATTCAAGACTGTGACCAAATCGTCCCAATCATTGGTACGAACCGCTTTCTTGAGACCCTTTTTCAATGCTTTGACTGAGAGACTGACTGTTGCCATAATAGATCAAATCCTTTCGTTAGTTCGAGTAATAGGCCACAGCAACATCGGGTGTATTGATCACATTCACATACACGCCACCATCAGCCGCGACACCAAATGGTAAACAAAATGATTGGGAAGTCTGTTCTGCCGTTAAGAGACAGGTAGCAAGAATGGCTCCGGTCACACTACCAGCCCGAAATTCTGCCCCATCTCCGGCTTGTCCAGAGACACTAAATCCCCAAAATAATCCACCTAAACTGACGGCTCCATCAACCGTCACTGCTTTACTTTGAATTCTCATCGACTCCCTCTTTCAATTCTGAAATGACTTCTGCCTCAATAATATCAAGCGATCCTCGTTGCGGATAATTTTCTTGAATCCCTTCAATATTTTTCACCCCCTTGTAAGACTGAATCAGTCCCAACAATTCCGCATAGAGTGCTTGTTCTTCTGGACTCTTTTCTTCTTTGACGGCAATCTTGTCGATGAATCCAAAAATCTTTTTGCCGACTTCGTTCCAGTATCGAAAATCTTTACTCATCTTTTTGAGGCCAATTAAGATCCACTTGGTCTCATATTCTTTGACACCTTCGGCAAATTCTTTTTTCCACCATTCTCGAAACTGAGGATTCTTTTGCCACTCAAACCACGCACCGCGACTCAATCCAGCCTTCGCAAACCACCCACGCACCGAATCGCCACTATCGAGTTGTAGGGCAATCTCCAAAATGCGGAGCATACTTTTGGAGGGCTGAAAGGGCTGCACTTTCTCTGGTACTTCTCCCCGACGCACCGCGAGACTCTGTTCCATCGCTCGCTTACGGACTTCAGGGTCCATAAAACCTGGCTGTTTGACGGGCTGGGCTTCTAAGGCTTCAGACTCGTTTACTGTAGGGTCCGACATAGCTCCATTTTCCATATTTGAACACCGTATGAATGAGTTTACAAATTTGTGAGGTTGAGGCTTCTTTCAGGATCTTCCGTTCTAAAAGCAAAATCTTA